CCACATGTTACGAAACTTAGAGACACCTGTCTTACCCAATTGAAATACCATCTCAATGATAAGTTCTTTAGCTAAATCATCTATGTCTGTACATTGATGCTTTTGTATTAATTCTTCTGCTCCTTTAATTGCATTTTGTAGATCGGCTTCAAGAATATCCATGAGAAACTTCTCTTCGTATTCTTTATCATCTTCCCAAAACTCTTCTACGCAGAGGTGGCCTACGCCCACTGTTCTTTTGTTTAGGGTATCGAGGTATACCTTGTTACGATATCCTTCATGATCCTTAACGGATTGTAGTAGTCTTTCCATGTTCATACAAACACCCTCGTTGTTGGTCTTTTATCTGGTAGCATTCTACCAAAACCTCTTGGATTAACTGTGATGTATCCTCCATTAAATTTCTTTACTATTGTTTTTACATTAGTAGGTTTACCGCCAGGATTACCTGCAGCTCTCTTTCTAGCTACAGCAGATTTTTTCTGCGACGAACTCATTGATCTTGCTTTTGCTATAGGTACACATTTTGGATAAGCTCTTTTACTTCCTTTTTTTCTACCACAAGGTTGATACTTACCATTCTTTTTAGGTGCACCAATGTCAACCCATTTCTCTTTAACCCAAGCTCTTAGTCCTTTTTTAGCCATTAGGTGACAGTGGTTACTTTACGTCTATCTTCCATTACTCCCCCACAACCTTTGGCTATACCACCTTGATTGAAGCTAGAAATTTTTTTTCGTTGTTGAGATATTTGATTAATAATTCCTCCATTGGCTTTCTTTTTTTTCTTGCCTCCTGGAGTTACTTTCCCTGAACAAACAGCACTTGCATACATGTTAGCATATGCACTAGGATATACTTTAAATTTTCTTTTAGCCGCAGCCTTACCTTTTGCACAAAGTTTACCCATTATTTTTTTCTCAATCTAGATAATGTTTTAGCAAACCTTGCTCGTTGTCCTAATTTTCCCGGTGCTTTCGCAGCTTTGTTTAATTTTTTTAAAGGAATCTTTTTTCCTTTTTTCACGCCTAAAGACTTACGCAATGAACCGGGTTTCTTAATAGCTTTTTTAATATCAAGTTTTTTCTTTTTTACTCTTCCACCTTTTTTATATTCAGCGGCTAGAGCAGGATCTATTTTTTCCTGAACTGCTTCAGGTAATTTATTAAATCCTTTTTTATTTGATGGTATTGATTTTGTCATAATTATCTTTTTTTCCCTATAACTTTTTGTAATGTTCTTGCTTGTTTAGCATGTGTATTAGATGCTTTTTTCAAACCTTTAATTACTTTTTTAACTTTTTTCTTTGAGCTTTTTTTCATTATTATTTCTTTTTTAAAAGTCCCATTGCACCTTTAGCTCCCTTGATGCCAAAGCTTGCAGCGCAACATAAATATAATAAATGTTTATAATATTCAGGAAGCGAGTGCAAGGCTTCAAAGCCAGCTTTTATATGTGGTGTCATTCCCGGAATAAAAACTAATGTTGCTGGAGCAAGTAAGCAAATTAAAATTACTTCGTCTTTCCAGCTCCCTTTCATTTGTTCTACAGCACTTTGTTCCCAAGCCACTTTACCAGCGATTTGATCCTCTTTAAGTTTGGTTGCTGCTTTTACTTCCGTAAGTTTTAATTCTGCTTTTGCCTTTTTGGTCTCGACGAAGCCGCGGATTCCATCAGCGGCAACGCCGAGTAAGGGTTTTGCTAAAAGCTGCCAGACCATTGTCTAAGCTGCTCCGCCTGTCATCCAACTGATGACCCAAATAACAATAATCGCCACAATAGCGGCCTTGATCCAGTCCTTCATCTTCCAATCGGACCATTCTTTAATATGGCCCCATAGATCTTTTAATAGGTTCATACAACCTCCTTTGTTAAAGTAGCGAAGTATACTATTTTAAACCTTTAAATGCTACCTTTTTAATCTGTACCTTACTACGTTGACCTTTTGGGCCAGCACCTAAGTTTTGTGTAACTTTAGGTCCTTCCATAGTAGCACTATAAACATCAGCTATTGCAGTTTGATTTACATGTGGTCCTGCGTAAGGATTCATATCTTTTGAAACTGTCATTTTAGCATTAGGATAAAGTGAACCATTGATAAATTTTGGTTTAGGATTGTTAAGCGCCATATTTTCTCCTAGTGTATTGTGGGTTTTATTAAACTAATAAAATCACGGGTGTTATGTTCTACAATATTTGCTGCTTCTTCTTTTGACAAGTTATCAAAGTAAAGAATACGTGCAACACTCATCATAGCACCTGCTAAAAGTATACTATCTTCCTCACTTTTGGAAGTATTTTCTACTAAGAACAAAATCTTATCAAAGTAATCTTGTAATTTTTTTTCTGCAGGCGAAATGTTTTCCATTTAATATTTATTTCTTAGTTTAGAAGGCTCCATTACCTTTGCTAATTGAATTGATTCTCTAATTGTAGCGTGACGATCTGCGTTGTCTATCTTTTCTTGCTGTTGTACAGCGTCAATCTCTGCTTTTTGCTCATCAAGTGCTAATCTTTCGCCATCTTTTTGTGCACGTAGCTCTAATTCTTCTGCACGTAGCCCTAATTCTTCTTGTTTTAGTGTAACAAGTGGGTCTTTTTGCATTCCTTCTAGATATTCTTGCTCTTCTGCTACCATAGCCTCTGTTAATTCCTTAATTTTTACAGAAACTTGCTTTGCAATCTCTATTTCAAACTGTTGTTGCAGTTCTGGTGGTATTTGACCTCCATATTGCGCTGTTAATTGCTGTATTTCTTGTTGATTTTGAAGCATAATCTCTTCTTTTGCTAGTTCACTAATGTGATTAGATATATGTGCTTGAATTAAAGACAAGACAGGAGGTGAATTCTTCACCAAATATGTCGACATAAAGGCACGATGTGTGTCTATATGTGCTACATGGTCTTGTTGTGGAAACGCAACCGCTGGTTTTTGTAATAACATCTGTGAATTCTCCATTGCTGCATCCATTGGCATAGGTTTTGGAGGAGGTGGTAAAATTGCATCGATATTTTGTACCCCCATTGCCTGATACATACGTCTATAGGCCTCATATTGGTTGTGAATTTGGGGGTTCGCTTGTGCTAATTGTAACTGTGTCTGCGCCAATGTAATACGCTGTGACATAGAAAAGATATTAGGGTCCGATACAGGAATAATATCAACACGATTATCGAAATCTGTTTGCTTGATCATTTGATTTCCACCCACCACGGCATATGGATATTCAGGTGGTAAGTAATCAGTGATGATTCTTGCTAAAATTTTAAATTCTTTTTTCTGTGCATAGTGCAATCTTTTATGAATAGCACTCATGACTTTTGTTCCTTGCTCGAGTAGAGCCATAGTTGTGCCAACAGGATTAGCTTGTGAACCTTCTCCTAATTTTTGATCGGCAACTGCAGCAAATCTTTTTCCTGCATCAACAACAAAACCTAATAATGAAAATAAAGTTTGATCTGGTCCTTTATACGGAAGTGGCATGAGACCTTGACGAAGATCACCACTTGGTGCGTCTATGTCTCTGAACTCTCCTGGTTGTAATGGACTATCATCATCGGCAATTCTAATTCCTCTTGCTTTAAATCCTGCTGGTAAATTAGATAATGTTCCCGCATCAATGAGTTGACGGAGTGCTGACGTAGCAGTCCTGGACAAACCCCCCAACATATGAATAAGACCAAAACCATAAAAACCAAGGCCTGGTAAAAATTTATATTGAACGAAGTATGGTATTTTTTTCCGAAGAGAATCATCTTCTCGGTAGTTGCGGTAGATGGAGAGAATGTTTCCTGTTCCCTCATCAATAGTAACCACATAAGGAATCTTTATACCTGTAGGTTCTCCTGTTTGCTCGTCTTGATCTTCGAAACCTTCTATGTCCAAATCGCAATGCACTTCAAACAGTTGATACATTTCATCGTAGTTAACAGGACTTACACCTTCTAACTGATTATATTTTTCTTGTACTTGTGTTTCTTCCATTGTGGGTTCTTGTAATTTCACATCTTTGTATAAACCCATGACTTGTGCTTTTTTAATTTCGTTACGTGTCATCTTCACAATATGTGTAACTCTTTCTGAAGACGCTAAGTCACTTGATAGATATGGAACAATTAAATCTTCACTTGGAACAAATTTTGATACAGGTCTTCCTAGAGCTGCATCGTAGTAAATCTTTTTAAAAGCAGAACCTGCAAGAGGTAAGAAAAATAATAACTGATCCATGTCAGCATCATACTCTTCCATTTCATCTAAGATTAAGTAATTCATGTATTCACGAACACGTTGTGCTTGTGCTTCTGTTTCAGCGTTTTGTTCACCGACAACGTTACATTTTACAGGACCTCCTGATGGTAGTAATTCTTTATACGCTTGTGATTGAAAAGCAGTAACACTCTCGGATAGTAATGGATGTGTCACGGAGCTTGCTCCTTGGAACGGCTGTGATCTTTCTTGGTGTTTAAATCCTAGTAAATCTAATCCATGTGTATACGAATAATACCACTCGTCTCTCGATGCTTTATCATCTTCAATCTGTCCACGTAGTTCTTCTGAAATTTCATTTAAGATATCATCTTCTAATACTTCTGCTAAGTTTGCACCAAAAGGAATCTCCTCTTGTACCATTGCTTCTTCCCCAAAGGTCACTGACCCATCTGGGTTTTCAATCATTTCTTCAGCTACTTCTATTTGTTCTTCAGCAACGGGTGCTGCACTCATCGGATCTGATGGTGCTGGATCGTATCCTGCTGGTCTTTCTACTGCCATTATGTCGCCTTTCCGTAGCCACGTTTCGCTAGTCTACCTGATCTTTTCTTTAAGTTTTTTATCTCATCTACAACATCCCCAAAACCTTCAAACTTACCAAGGGGTTTAATTTCCTTAACACTTTCTTCAATTTTTTTTAATGATTTTTTTGTTGGACTTTCTGTTACCATTATCTCCTTGCCTTTCCATAGCCACGTTTAGCTGCTCCGCCTGATGCAAATTTTTTAATAGTTCCACCATCTTTTTTACCCATAGGGTTTGCTTTGTTTTTAGATCGTATTCTTCTTTGTTTCTCCGCTTTTAATAAAGCCATATCATTGTCAGAAATTTTTTTTGTTCCGCTGCTAGTACTTAGTTCAGGATTTTCTTGGTCAAATTCCATTTTAGCAATTCTTGATATACTATCATTTATTTGTTTATCAGTAGTATTTTCTAACCACTCTTTCCATTCTTTTGCTGTCATGTTGCCCATAGTAATCCTTACGCTTGTAGTTGTTTCTTCTTCTTTTTGTTCATCATAGCATTAAATCCTGTGGGTTGCACGAATTTATAATAAGCTGCTTTAGGATTCATAAAAGAAGGAGGAGCTTTCTCCTTTTTCTTTTTCTTCTTCTTAGGTCCTTGGACCGTGAACCCTGGTTTATATTTCAAGCTCATTTAGTAATACTCCAATAAATTAGATGGTGGTGCATGTGGAGGATCCTCATAATCTTCTGGATGCACGGCTAATCCAACTTGACGATATCGCATTAGCGCTTGTGTCATGCTATCTACTAAATCGTCGTTATCACCATAAGGGAAAGCGGCGCATTCTTCAACTAATTCTTGCGCCCAATGATCTTCTGTACACCATACCTGTCCTGCTTCAAACAGTGTAGATACCGAGTTTACTCTAACATGCTTATCATTACCACGACTTGGTGTGAAGTTAACAACAGGAATACCGAAGCGCCGTAGTTCTTGTGTCAAGGGCGTTCCACTTGCTTTCTGCTCAATGATAATTGTTTCTGGTTCCCAGTAGTGATACTGTTCAAGCGCTTTTGTTTTTAACTGTGGGAAGTCCCACCGTCCTTTCTCCACGTCTAGCAAAATTATATTTGGTGTAATCTCTTCATGAAGGAATACTCCCCACGTTGTAATAGCTGAGAAGTCTGCGGTTTCTTTTTTACTGAAGGCCGTGTCATACGATTGAATGACATGTTGTAATTTAGGGAGCTTGGGTCTATTCCAAATCTTCCAATACTCTCTCTTGATAATGGAACCTTCTTCTGATGTAGGATTCTGTTGCCATTGTGCATTCCATTTAGCCACGGACAATGAAGCTTTAACCGACTCTAATTCATCTATCTTCCAATACTGTGGCCATATTGGTTTATCATTTAAGATTGCAGGGAACTCAACCACGTCCCACTGATCTGCTTTAATATCTGATTGTGCTTTCATTAACTCCCCTGTTAGATCTTTTGTCGACCAACGAGTCATGACAATAACGATCTTGCCTCCCGGCTGAAGTCTTTGTCTTGGTCCAGACGTGTACCACTCGTAAGCTGACTCCATTGCCGTTTCACTTAATGCGTCTTGCTCGGAATGAGGATCGTCAATAATTAATAAATCTGCACCCCTACCTGTGATGGCTCCACCAACACCTGCAGCGAAATACTCTCCCCCCTTGTTTGTCTCCCATCTTCCTGCAGCTTTAGAATCTTGAGATAATTTTATTTCATCAAAAATATCTTGAAAGGTATTCTCCTCCATTAGGTTACGAACCTTACGACCAAAACGATAGGAGAGTTCTGCTGTGTGTGTGGTTTGAATAATCTTGAGTTTTGGATCACGGCCCATCATCCATGCGGGAAATAGGAAAGATGCAAATTCTGATTTTGTATGTCTGGGTGGCATATTTACAATTAGTCGTTTTATCTTCCCCTCCGCCAAGGCTTGAAACTTTTCTGCAATTTTTATATGATGGGGTCCCTCTACAAACTCTGGCCAAACTTGTTTTACAAATTTTAAAAAATTTTCTTTAGCAAGTTTTTTAAGATCGAATGTTTTTTTTCTGAGTAATAACTTTTTTTGTAAGGTGTCTAATTCACTCGGACTTAAATTATCAAAATTAGTTAGCCTCTTAAAAGCATTAAGGTCAGCCATCCGATGTTTATATCACAAAGTCTGTATGAGTAAAATAGTATATATATACTAAAACTATATAGTCCTACGGTCTTTTTAGGGGTTCCCCCCTTTTTGATTTTTGCCAATGGCAAATCAAGGCGCATGAGACCCCTACCGATAAGAACGAATGGACGAAAAAAAACTGCAAATATGCAGAAAAAAATTAAATTAACTCTTGTAATGGGATAAAATATAACTATATAAGATATATAAACAAAACAACGGAGTGTATATGTTTATAAAAAAACTGATTAAACAAAGTGTAGGCGAGAAAATGTTTTCTGTTTCATTTGTGAAAGCAAATAACACTGAACGCACTATGCTTTGTAAACTACCCACAGCTGAAAAATTTTTTAGTGGTGGAGAACTTCTTGGAAATCGTGAGCATTTATTAGAGGTAATAGATGTAAATGTATTGAAGAAGAATAAAGACAATCCGAGAAAAGCTTGGAGGTCAATCAATCTTAATACTTTAACAAGCCTTAAAATAAGGGGGGTGCAATGGGTAAAATGAATGCAATGGCTTTGGATCATCAAAGCATAATTGAAAATGAATGGGAAATAGAGCAACGAGCTCTACTCCTAAGCCAAGGCTACACGGCTGAGGAGGTTGACGAAATGATTTATGAAATGATCAATGAGTATAACTATGAAATGGCTCTTGATCATGGAGATTGGGAGCAACCTAATGAGAATTAAATTAGAAAAAGATAAGGCGCCTTTTAAGGCGCCTATTCAAATTTATACTAAAGGTGCTGTTGTTAACAATCGTTTTGGTGGTGATAGCATAGAACTAAATGCGCTTGAGCTTTCAATCTATGATACGATCATGGGTTGTGAACAATTCGAAGACTACGAGAATGTTAGACTTGGTCTAGATTGGTTCATGAAATTTAATGCTAATGCATATATGATATTATTAGATTAATTATTGAGGGGGCAATCATGCCCCCTTTTAACTTAAAGGAATGATTAAAATGGAAAACGCACCCACTGAATATGGCAAGTGTAACACTTGCAAAGAAGAGAAGGACACAATCGCATTCGGTCAATGTGATGATTGTTTTGAAAAGGAAATGGAGGAAAATGGATCAGTAATTTACGATCCAAATTAATTATTAAAGGGGCGCAATCAAGCGCCCCCAATTAAATTAAAGGAGTGATTAAAATGATTAATTATAAATATAAATATAAATGTAATGCCCATGATAAGGATAATATTCCTAGG